ACCAGTTCAACAATGTTTCTATCTGATATACTCATAGTGTAAATATAACACCAAACAAAAGGTTTTTCCATGCCAACTATCAATGTACCAAAGAAGATTCAAATGATTGCCAACCGCGCTATTGAATACAATATGTCACTCCCAATGTCCAAAAGGGCAGCATACAAAGATGAGAACAACAAAAGAGTTCCTGGAACTGGGATGCGAACCGCGCGCAGATTGGCCAGTGGTTCAGTTGATTTGGAACAACTGAAACTGATGGATGCTTGGTTTGCTAGACATGGAGAAGCAGAAGCAGAATCTAAAGCTAGACAAGACAAGACATCCAAAGCAGCAATTGCATGGGCCTTGTGGGGTGGAACTGATGGTTCTCGATGGGTCAAACGTGCAATCAAACAACTGGAAAAGTGAAATCAATACACCACTTTTGCCAATAAATACACGTAAATACACGTAAATACACGTTAATACACGTACCTGTATTGGCACTTTGACCCGCTAGTAACAGCCCTCTAGTACCCTATACCTATATATATATACTAAAATTCTTTGAAACATTTTAATAACTGGTATCTGAAAGATAGTAAACCTAGAAAACGACATTGAGAAAATCAGGTATTTCTTTCTATGTGTTCGCCACCAGTGGAACAAAGTACTGATTGGTAACGTGTATTTACGTGTATTTAAGTGTAGTTATGGTGTATTGGTGCACAGTTTTGGTGTATTGGTTTGGTCTAACTGTACCCAAAAAGAAAAAGACCAGCCCACCGAAATGAACTGGTCCCAACCATAGGAGTCTGACAACATACAAACATGACTGTTTGCATAATCATTGTAACACATCCACAGAATGTATCAACTGGTCTTCTTTCTCCACATTCTTGATTTGTGTGTATTGGAATAGAACTGTTCATATCCACAGTCCCTGCAGATTTGTGCAATCCTTTTGGTGAATCCTTTGTGCTGGTTCACTGCTGACAGGTCCAAGAACTCCATGATTTGTGCTGTGGTTGCCTTGCCTGCATTTCTTTTGATACAGTCCAACACCTTGACTGTCCATGGGTCATCAATGATGAATGACTGTTGATACTCCATCAACCTATCTTCACTGTCTTCTTCCAGCCACCACTTGATTCCTTGATTGTACCAGTGCAATGCTTCTGCCCACAGTTGGATTCTGTTGTTCACAATGTATTCTGTGTCAATCTTCTTCTGAATGTCAACAATCCAAAATCTGCGTTCAGGACCATCAGAAAGAAATTGGTAGTCATTGGTGGATGCTGTGAAAACTGTTCTTCTTTGTCTTTGAATGGGCATCTTTGCATATGCTGGTCTGTATCTGTCACTTGCTGAAGTCAGAAACTGTTTTGCATTCGCAGCTGTCTTTCCTTGAAGCGCGTGCATTTCTGCCAGTTCCCAAATCCAAACACCTGACTGGTGTAACAGTTCATAAGAATCCTTGTGTGAGATGTTGATATTGGAATCAGAAAACCATTCCTCACCAGCCAACAGCTTCAATGCAGTTGATTTGCGCATTCCTTTTGAACCAACCAACACCAAACATGTATCCATCTTGCATCCAGGTTGCATGACTCTGGCCACACATGAGATGAACCACTTGCAACTCAGTTCAACCATCAGTTCTTCACATGCTTCTGGAGTCTTGGCATTCAATACATTCTGAAAGAATGGTTCAATCCTGTGTTCATCATCCCATTCAGGCAACTCCAACAACCATTCTTTAATGGGTTCAATGGCTCTTTCTTGTGCAACCATGATGACTGAAGCCCGCAATGCTTTGTCTGTTACTCTGTATCTGTAGTGTTCTTCAAAGTTCAATGCAATGACTTCCAAGGTTACATCACTGACCATCTCACCATTCAGCAAGATTTGGTCTGAATGTTCATTGTAGCAAAGACTAGTATATCTTGGGTCATTTCTCAAGATGCTTGCTGTGTTCCATCTGCAGTTCAGTGGAATCATAATGTTTGTCCCTCGTTTGGTTTTCTTGCGTAGCATATCCCAAGTATCAATGTCTGCTTCAGGTGGGTTTCCCTTGGCTTCGACTGTCAGACCAGTTGCTTCTTGTGCAAGTTGAATCAGTAGTTCTGTTCTTTGTTTGTTTGTCAAGTGTGTCATTTTCTCTCTCTATGATGTCAGTTTGGTTGTTTACAGTAAATCTTCGAAGCGACCCCACCAACCACAACTGTTTGCATGGTTGCAGGTTGGCCATTTGTATGCGATTCCAGTACATGGGTCAATGCTGAAATGTACACTGTTTCTGTTGCACTGTGGACAAGATATATATCTGGCTTCATTGTCTTGGATGGTTGCACCGGCCTTGTTCGCCAAAGCAAGTCTAAAGCTGGGGTCCATCATGACTTCATTGATGGATGCTTTGCCATTGGAATAGACTTTTGCTGTGTATTGTCTTCTCACTGGTTGTTTGATTTCGATGTGTTGATACTCCAGCACAAAGTTTCTGCCCACATTCCATGCTGTCTGATGGTAGTTTGCTGGAAACATTGGATGGTGGCTTTTCATATCTGCACTGGGTGGTGTTGGTATTCCATATCTGAAATAGATTCTTGCTCTGTCATTCAGTGCTGAACTGTCAGGTTCACCAATACCAACCACACAATCCCATACACCTTTGGCAGCAATGCTTGCACGTGGCCAGTCAGCTGCTGGAACTGGTTCTTCCAGTGGCAGAATGATTCTGTATTTGTGGTAGTGTGGTTTGTTGCTGAATGATGTGTGTGCAATCACATTGTATTCATGGAATAACCGCCAAGTATCAAAGGTAGTGCATCCATCATCAATGTCAAACACCAAGAACCAAATCTTCTCTGCATTCTTTCCGGCTCTGCGCATTCCAGTGAATGTTGTTGGACTCCACAAAGGCAGCTGGTCTTTCTGATGTGTGAAGGTCTTACCATATGTTGTTGTGAATCCCTTCACCAGTTGTTCAAATGACATACCATGTTCTGTTGCCCTGGTATCTCTCAAGTCATTGAATGTTGTAAATCTCCATTGGTTTCTCATAATGTGTATATCCTCCATTGGGTGTGCGGTTCTTCTTGTTTGCTGCAATACCAGTCTTCTGCAGTGACACAGACAACTTGATTGTCATCATTCCAAACCTGTGCTTTTGTCAGGACATCCAACAGCATCTTAATCATGTTGTCAATGTCTGGTTTGGTGACCTTGGGTATTCTTGCAACTGTGTCTTTCTTGCGGTTCAATCTGGCTGGTCTTTTGTGGCAGAATGTCATGGAAATCTTTATTGGACCAGTCAAAGGTTCATGGTCTATCTCTATTTCTTTCAACATGCTGCGCTGGTATTCCACTGATTTCTTTGGAGTGTATGCACCCCACTTGGACATTCTAGGCCGACCCAATGCAACTGGTTGAGCGTGAAATGTTCCTTGGCTATGTAGTACCCACATCATTGTTCCATCTCAATCTGAGAACACCAAGCATCGAACAAAGGTGGCCAGCCCATTGGATTGATTGCCCTGGTTATTCTTTGCAGATGTGTAATTGATGGATATGATTCTGAGCGCATCCATTTGAATATGACATATCGGCTGCAGTTGGCAATGTCTGCAATCTGTTCAACTGTGAGTGGACTGGATGCAATCTGTTCACGTAGCATGATTCCAAACTGTGGGTTCTCCAAAGCTTCAATCTTTCTGTATCCCCAGTCTAAAGCTGTAATCTGATTGTCAAAGTCAATGTATTGGTATTTCACATCTTTGAATACAACTGTGGCTTCCCAAATCCATTGCTGGTATCCTTTGTGCTTGTATCGTTTCAAGATTCCAACTTTGCGCCCTTCAATGCAAATAGGCATGTCATCTATTCTGTCCCCAAACTTCATGCGCGCTGCTGTTCTTCCATGTTCTTTGATGTACTCTCTGATTGTTCTTGTCATTGTAAACCTCCATAAACTTCAATCATTTCAGCAGTTGTCAAAATAGTTGTCCCAATGTCAATGATGTCTGTGTAAAAACTCCAATCATCATAATCATGTGGATTGCTGGCATCAGTATCAATGTGAAACTTGATTTCACTTTGTGGATGCGTTTTGATGTATGTTTCCCAAATACCAACAGCAACATTCATTTGAAGAAGATTGTATTCTTCATGATAATTCAGTTCTTCATGACCATCATCATCAATCTTTGCAACCTCAATCCATGCACACTGGTTCTTTGACTGAAGAGAATTATGAACTTCCATTGCCTTCTTATTTAGATTTTCCATTGTGCTTTGGTTTTGTTTCATGTGCTCCATGATTTTCTGAAGTCGGTAGGCTTCTTCATTCAAATCTTTGACAACTTCATTGATATGTATATT